GGTTATCCGGCGACCAGCGCTGATGTCTCGTGGCTTCGTAGCCCCACCGATGTCATAGGTGTTGTCAGCGATGGGGTTCAGTGCCCCGCTGGCGTTGACCATCCAACGCTCGGTGCCACCCGTAACGAAGCCGAGTGCATTTGCAGCACTTGAGATTAGACCCGTATCCGGATCGCCAATGAACGCGATCGAGGGGGCTGCCGCTGTGCCTGCTGCGAACTTAGCCGCGCTGGAGGCACTGAGAGTCGTGAACGATCCTGCATCTGGGGTCGTTCCGCCGATCGCCTCGGGAGCAGCGAAGTTACTGACCCAGGCTGTGCCATTCCAGATGTACGCAACCAGCCCCCGATCTGCGATGCGCAGGGTGTCACCGACTGAGTTGAACGTCAGGGGTCTGTCTGCCCAGTCACAGACGCCTCGGTAGTTGCCTGTGGGCGACGCTTGTGCGGGGAGGATGTGAGGGTCAGACATTTAGGCTCCTATGGGGCACGGTCTAGGTTGAATTTGACCCACGCTGCGTCGCGTTCTTTGACGCTGATGGATCCCCAGCCGAGGTGCTGTGACAGCACCGCGCTGTGGGGAACACCCGTGGCTGTGAAATCCTCGCGGCGTCCGCGCAGGATGATCTTTTCGAACGCCTCGTAAAGTGCTTTTTCGCGGTCGTCCTGGGTGACCGGTTCTCCAGGGCCGTCGCTCAGGACTGGCTCTGGGATCTCCTGCGCTGGCACGACGCCTGCAGAGATAAGGTCTTTGTGCATCTGGGGCGGGCAGTACGTCGGGACACCTTTTTGTAGGATGACTGATCGACCGCATGTGGATACGACCGTCATGTCTTTGGGTGCGATGTAGTCCATGTGTGGCTCTTGATAGATATGAGACGAGCGGGCCGGCTCTCACCGCCCCGCTCTTGGCAGATCTCGATTACGAGATCTGGATTTCGCTGCTACGGTTCGCGATGATGTACTCGACGCGCACAGTCATCACTCCGGTCGTACACACGTCGTCGGACGAGAACGCCAGGCGAATGTTCTGGCCCGTACCGACGTAGCCGGTGGGGGTCAAAGCAGTCAGGCCTGTGCCCTTCTTATCAGTGGACGCCAGGTAACGATCAGCCGTGGTCGAGTCCCCGATGGTCACATCGAAGCCAGCTGTGTCGAACGCCGTGTCGGTCGTGACAGATCCGCCGATCACCGTCGCTCCAGGAGGCAGCGGGATGATCTCGAAAATGCCAGCGGCACCGCCAGCGTTGGTCTTGCCGAAGTCAACGGTGTTGCCTGCGGTGTTCACCATCGTGTCATCGAAGTTGAACGTGAACTCAGCCACCAGGGGGTACTGAGCGGTACGGGATTTGATCTTGAGAGTCATGGTCTATCTTCCTTAGATGTTAGATCACTGTGCGACGTAGCACGAAATCACACCGAAGTCTTCGACCGCGTTGGACTCGTAGATGTTGCCGAATTTGGGCTTCCGGAAGCCGAGGACCTTGCCGACGGCGATGCCTTGGGAGTTGCCGTAGTCGAACTCTTCCTCGTTCCAGATCGGAGCGCCGATGTCGGCCATACCGAGCGCCTGGGCGCCGCAGAACAGCATCTGGCAACCGTTGATCGTGCCACCAGCGCCGTACTTGCCCGAGGACAAGCCGGAGGTGTTGGGCACATGGCGGAACTCGTGCAGGTAGATGCCGTCGATCTTGACGGTGTCGCCGCTGAAGAGCTTGTCATTGACGCCAGAGTTCTGGCTGTAGCGCAAGTTGGCGTTGTAGTCAGCGTCTTGCTTCAGCTTGGCCATGGCCTGGGGCGTTAGGAAGGCGTGGAACGTTTCCTGGCCACCTTCGCCGCCGACGCCGCGCATGTAGCGGTCCTTGGCGTAGGCTTTGAGCTGCACGAACGTCTTCCACTGGGGGAAGTCGGCAGCACCGACGTCAGCGGAGGTGTTTGTGCCAGTCGCGCTGGTGTGCAGCGTGCCAGTCGTGGCGTTCCAACGGGTCACGCGGCGTGTGGACGGAGCCGAGATGTCAGCGTTGAACTCCAGGTACTGGAGGTCAGAGCCGACACGGGTCGCGCCGTTGGGCTTATAGGCGTAGCTGATGCCAGCCAGCGTCTGGAACGCCATCTGGTCGATACGGTCTGCAAGCCAGTAAGCGAGGACGTTCTTGCTGTTCTCGCGGAAGCTGACGATCGACTTTTGGTCGGCCATGCGCCCTTCGTGCCGGTTTGCGTGACGCAGCTGATCGATGCGGATGACTTGTTCGAAGGTTTGCATGCCTTCTTCGTTACCCAGCAGCGTGCGGTCTCCTGCTACACCGTCGCCCTGCAGGTCTGCGAGCAGCGTGATGACAGCGCGGGCACCCTTCTCGGATTTCTTCAGCTCAGTGATGTGCTGAATCATCGAGTTCGAGTCGGAACCGAGGAATTTGTTGATGAAGGACTGGTTGCGGGCGTTTTTCCACAAGTCCATCGACCATAAGGTCTTTTGTTCGTTGGTCAGTAGACCAAAATTCGTCAAGGCCATGAGAGGCACTCCAATCGTGATGACAGATACAAACAGCCATTTCTGGCCCCTTGTCGTTGTGTCGTCACGACTGACGAGCTGGAGATTTATGTCGTAAACCTACCTAAACCGATGCGAATACTATAGCACATCTTTTTTAGATGTGCGATGAAAAAAGGGCCTAGCGATAAGAATCTGCTAGGCCCAACACCGGCCACACCGCCTGTGACCAGTCGAGGAAACTATTTCGCCGCGTCGTAAGCTGCCTGACACTGGATCATGGCAATTCGGATGGCGTCTGCTCTGGCAGCCTCCCGGACAAGAAACTCTCCATCTGGCTTATAAAGCTCTGCTCCAGTGCATCCTGGGGCAGTGGCAGCAGCGCTGGAAGCCGCACTGGCTGGCACGGCTGGGCGCTCGGGGCGGTTGCGCAGGCTGTTAGATAGATTGCGCACATTAGTAGCAAGTTTTGCAGTTTCATTCGAGTACGCCTTTCTTAGCGTGTCCATGTTTGATTGCAGTTCGGCCTCTTTGTCGTGCTGGGCGGTGATAAGGGTGAGTTTTTCGGCGTTCCATTTGGCCTGTACCTCTTCTGTGCCGTGCTTGTGCCCTATGTAATTCCCGAACAATAGTGCCCCGATGGCGAAGATGAAGTTTATTAGGAGCTCCAGACCAACCCTGCTCATTCCATGCTCTCACCGAGGCACACCTGGCGCTCCATCTTCCGGCGCTTTACCAGTCCTGGTAGCTGTACGGCGACACCTCCGACCCTGGCATAAGACCATTTGGGCAATTGGTTGCACGCCTCTGTGTATCTTCCTGCTGCCAGAAGTCGAGCAGCAGTTGATTTGTTCGTGTCGCAGGCGATGGTTGGCCCGAGGTTGTATGCAGCGTCTGAGAATGCCGCGAGTACGTTGACCGGTAGCCCTGGCCTGCACGTGTCCACCCTCTGTACTGCATCCATCATCTCCTTGGTTAACAGAGCCTTGCACTCAGCGACTGTGCGCGAGTCGCCCATCTGCACGCCTCTTGTCGATCCGAAGCAAATGGTAGGGATGCCCTGCGCTGGATCGCGGTAGGCTTTTTGGCGCAGTCCTTCTGCTGGTATCGCCAATGCTGTGGCGATGGCCAGAGCTGCTGCTTTGCGTGCATTACTCATGGTGCGTACCCCATCAAAATCAGGATGCCCATGACGCCGACGAGGATGAGTGTGCCCAGCGCGATGAGCAGCCAATCTGTCAGCGCATCTATCGACTCATGCGCATCGTCCAGCTGATCCTCTATCATGGCGTTCTGCTCGTGAGCGCCTGCCAGAGACCAATCACCGCCGCTATCGGCGGAACTACCCACATAATGGCCTTTCGTAACCATTTGCCCGTGAACTTGACGCCCTTGAAGAACCCCTCCCCCATCGCAACGATCTCGAATATCCGGTCGGTTTTCTGGGTGTTGTCATCGAGCTTCGACTCGAGGCAATCGATCTTCGTGTGGGCTTTCTCGAGCTGCGTCTTGACCGCTTCGACCTGGGCCTGCAGACCGAGCACCTTGCTACAAGTCTCTGGGGTGTGCCCGGGAGGCTCACCGGGCATCCAGTCGACAAAGGGCATGTCGAAGTAGTCCACAGCACCTCCTGATCAGAGCTCGTCGCCGCGCAAACGCGCCAGAGTCTCGGCATCGATCTTGGCAAAGTCCTTCTGACTCAGCTTCATAATCGACTGAGCATCCAGAACCGCGCCCATCTTCTCACTGTCAACGCCAGCGGCTCCCAGGCGGGGAGGGGTTTTCGCGACAGCTTCACGAGTCTTGCCGACCGCAGCGGCCTTACGCTCAGCGGCCACGTCCTTGTCGGAGACCTTCGGGGTCACCGTGGTGGCCAGCTCCTGTTTCGTCGTCCTGGGCTCGACCAGGGCCTTGACAGCCTTCTGCAGAGAGACCGTGGGGGTGTAGCCCTTGAGCTTGTACGCCTCCATCAGATCCACCACCTCGTCCGAGAGCTCAGCATCGAACGACTCATGGTCAGGGTTCAGCGTGGGGAACGCTGCTTCGACGCGCTCCAGCGCCGTGTTGAAGCGCACACGCTCAGTGGCTCGGATCTCAGCCGCCTGGATCTTCAGGTCACTCTTCGCTTCGGTGATTTGTCGCTCAGTGTGGCGGATCTTCTGCATGAGCGCTGCGGCCTTGTCGATCTCTCCGTCGCTCAGGAGCTTCGTGTGCTCCTTCTCCATGTCCAAGATCGAGTTCTCAGCCGCTGTGAGCTCAGCGTTCATATCTGCGATCTGAGTGCCCTGCTGGTATCTCGCCAGTTGGCGCTCCAACTCCGCGCGTTTCTCACGCTCCTTCTCCAGGATCGCCTTGTGTCGGGACTCAGGGATACGCGCCTCGCGCTTCTTCTCCTCTTTCTCAGCCTTCTCTTCGCCCTTCTCGTCTAACTCAGATGTTAGATCATCGGCTACCTTTTCGGCGTCCGGGTGCTCTACCTCGGGCGTGGGTTCAGGGATGACGTCGCCGCGTTTGAGGGCTTCGGTGTCGGGTTCCAGCAGGGTGGTGTCAGTGTCGGTCATAGTGTGTCGTGGTTAGATGTTAGATCGTGGCGCGGGTTTCAACGCCGCCTGCGCCGCCTGTTGTTCCGCCTGGCGTCTGGCGTCCATGCGCTTTTGCGCCATGTCCTGCTGCTTGAGCATGAGCTCGTCCTGGCTCTGCTGTGCTTTCAGCGCGTGCTCGCGCTCGGCCAAAGACATCTTGTGCTGTGCCAGCTGCTCGTCGAGCGACATCTTGTGCTGAGCAGTCTGGGCCTTTACCTGGACCTCAGCCATCTTCGCCTGGGCACTGCCGTCGTCGGGCTCCCCGTTCTGGAGCACCTCGGTCTTGGCGAGAGTCTCCTGGGTCTTCGCACCCTTGAGCTGAGCGTCAGCTGCTTTCTGCTGGGCCTCGGCCTGGGTCTTAGCCAGCTCTGCCTGCATCCCAGCCTGCTGCAGCTGGGCCTGGGCCTGTGCCTCTGGGCTGTTCGACATGGCCTGCATCTTCTGGATGATCTCCTTCTTGTGCTGCAGGCGGCTGGAGTCGATGAGCACCTCATCGGGAATCTGGATGCCGGCTTCACGCAGGGCCATGGCCTGCTCGAACTGCGAGTCCTCAAGAGTCTCGCGCACGGGTATGGAGGTGACCACCACGTCGTACTCACCGAGCGTCAGGTCGTTGATGATCTCCTGGTACGGGGACTCCGGGGGCTCCATGCCGGTCTCTGGCTCGGGGTTCGGCTGGTTAATACCGAAGGTTTCGGTGTCGCCCGTGGTGTGGTCGTGGGTGATCGACATCAGGCGCGGTTCGGTGTAGAACTCTTGGACGAGGTCTAGGATGTTCCGGGCTAAGATCCCGTCCGTTCTGACCAAGTTGTCGAGTGGCTTGACCAGGTTCGTCGATCCAGCCTTCTGCTTCGCTTGAATCGCCTTGGCTGCGACATCAGCCCGGTCCATGCCCTGCATAGAGTCTGAGATGCCGGAAATCGTCTTGATAGACTCCTCGGCCTTGTAGCTGATGCGATCAAGACCCTGAGGCACCTGGTTCGGAGCAATCTTCTGGAC